ACTAAAAACGCCTACTACTGAGGACAAACCAATGGCAAAAGTCACTTACCGTGGTGTCGAGTACGACACTGAAGAGTACAACGCAAAGGTGATTGAAGAATCACACAAGCGTGAACGTCACGATCTCATGTATCGTGGACTCAAGGTCAAAAGCAAGGCATCTCCTTGCAGTTAACATCAAGTTGACAAACATTTTATTTCCTGTTATAGTTTCTATAACAGGATTTTTTTCTTATATGACCGATCCCATCACACAAGCATTAGAGGAAGACAAAACAACATACACTTTTGATGTACAGGCAAGACTTGATCAACTGAATAGAGACAATCCTAATTGGGCACAACTTGACCCTAAAGGTATAGGAGTATCCATCGCAGACGGACATGAAATGAAGTGGAGACCATGGACTTTCTATATCAAAGGAACATACCTTCAAAATAGAGGAAAACTTAGATCAAAATCAAAAGCAGACAGACAAAAATTAGCAAGGAGTTTTGAAAAATATGGTGTTGACCCAACTACAGAACCAATATACTACAATGCACGTACAAAAGAAAGAAATGATGGTGAAGGTAGACATTCTACATGTTGGGGTCAAACAAAAGAGATAGATGGTATTGATGGGATGCATTCGGTAGGTTTAAATTTTCCTACAAATGATACCATAGGCAACATCATTGAAAATGAATTTGCTCTTATTGTCAACAATACTATTCCCAAGGAAAACAAAGATAACACAATAGAAGATATTGAGAATACTTACAATCGTACACTCGTTGAGTATAAAAAACTTGAGGATTTTGAAGCAACAGGTGAATGGATTGCTGATACAATCACAAGATATGCTAAAAATTCATCCATCACACCAAACGCTATCACAATCTTAATAAATGAAAAAATTCATGAAGAGACTCAAAAGACAGGGAAGGGTGCAAAATCTTGGGTGGATAATGAAAATACACACAAATGGTGGAAAGAAGTAATATCAGAGAAACAAAATGGAACAGAGGTAGATCCTTTGTACGATGTATTACATGACAATAGTTCTATCGTCAAATGTTTTGTGTCTGAATACACTTTACTTTCATCGAGAAGTTATATTGAGGATAGAATCATGGAAGCATGGAAAGAAAAAAAGTGTATGTCTATTATCATGACGGTAAAAACACCTAGTCATGGATACGATTGGAAAGACGTTGAAAAAAGGAGACAAAATATATTTGATTTTTTTGATAGGGTAATAGAACCATACATAAGGTTTGTGAATCCTGCTAAAAATATATGCACTTTACCTTACAATAGAAAGGATGCAATACATGTAGCAATGCCTCAAGATCAAACCGATGAAAGAGAGGGAGCACATGATCTTATTATAGTGAAAAGAGATTGGACTCATACTCGTCACAGAGATCATAGAAAAGAATTTGGTTTCTAATGGATAAAGACAAACTAAAGATCATAGTTTCTGACCTTGAGATGTTACTGTCTGCACTCAAGGCAGAAGTTTATTCTGACACTGAGTCTTATAGATACTCAGACGTGGATCCAGTTGAACTGGATTACGATGACGAGTTCGAGGGAACATGACAGCAAGACTAATAAGCATCACACCTGATGCTGAAAAAACTATGGCATACATTGCCAGAGTATCTAACCCTGCTAATCAAGAGAACGACAATTACTCAGGTCTTTTGAAGTATTGTATCAAGCACAATCATTGGTCTGTGTTTGAACAATCCACCATGACTGTAGAGATAGAGACTACACGTGCCATTGCAGCACAGATTCTTAGACACAGGTCATTTACTTATCAAGAGTTCAGTCAAAGATATGCTGATGCTAAGTTACTTGAGACCATTGAACTACCAGAGTTGAGAAGACAAGACAACAAGAACAGACAGAATAGTATTGATGATCTTGATCCTAAGATTGTGGACAAACTTAATGCCCAGATGAACACACTATTCAGTAGTGCATTTTCTCTTTATAATCAAATGTTAGAGGAAGGAGTTGCCAAAGAGTGTGCGAGAATGGTATTGCCTTTATGTACTCCAACAAGAATCTACATGACAGGTTCATGCAGATCATGGATACATTATATAAATCTAAGGTCTGCAAATGGCACACAAAAAGAACACATGTTGATTGCACAAGCGGTGAAAAAAATATTCATTGAACAATTCCCTGCTGTAAGTGATGCATTAGATTGGTAATGGTGTTATACTAAAGGTATGAACATTTTTGTCACCGATCCAGACCCAGTTGCATCTGCACAATCATTGCCAGACAAGCACATTGTCAAGATGCCATTGGAAACATGTCAGATGCTTGCCATCGTTGCATCTGATAAGTGGGGTCACAACTTTGGTACATTGCCTAAGTTAGATGGCACACCATATAAGACAGAGAAAGGTGCATTTCGCAACCACCCTTGTACAATATGGGCACAATCGCATTGGACATGGTTGATATTGCATGGTCTAGCTTTGTGTAATGAATACACACATAGATATGGTAAGACACATAGTTGTCAATCAACCATTGAACATTGCACACACATATTTCCTACGCAAGAATCTGATCCTACAGAATTTGCATTTGCAGGACCTGATGTGTTTAAGTACGACACCAGTATTGACATCTTCACTGCCTACAAACGTTACATTGCATCTAAACCTTGGGTCGCAAACAATTATTTGCGTGACCCTTCTCGTAAACCTACTTGGATATCATGAACCCAATTGACACAAATCGTATCGCTGTTGCACTTGAAAGAATTGCACAAGCACTAGAGCATTTGAACATAGAGCATGCTCACATAGATACAATCGATCACAATCACATTGAGAGTGACACTCCCGTTGAAGTAAACACACACGCTAAAACATGGTAAAATTATTTGCATCATGCCCTCCTGTCTACACATTACCTGGTACATGGGATGATCCTGAGAAAATAAAGAGGTGCCAAGAGACATTGATACCACACTTAGAACTTGAACCTGAGACAGGTTTCTTAGTATTCGTGGCACTACTTGTTTTTGGTCTAATCATCTATGGTTTATATAAAACATTTGGTAAAGGTGGTGAAGGATTGAGAGATGAGATCAAAGAACATGCTAGAATGCATGAACTTGGTATTGCTCATGGACATGAGGGTGGTGGTGAAAGACCAGTCATGACTCAGAAGGCACAAGAGCAAGACTATCCACAACATCATCACAATGATTGACTCCCTATACCTAGGTCCTGAATACGATCTGTCAGATATTGAAGGCGACTCTGTATGTTCAATGGACGTTGCAAAACTCTTAGATAAACAAAAAATTGTTGCAATATTTCAAGGAAGATCAGAGGCAGGACCTAGGGCATTGGGTAATCGTTCTATCTTATATGATCCAAGAGATCCTTATGGTAAAGATAGATTGAATATGGTAAAAAATAGAGAACCATTTAGACCTTTTGCCTGCAGTGTCTTACTACATCATGCACACAATTGGTTTGATATGGGTGGACTCACGGAGTCACCTTTCATGATGTACGCTGTAGATGCACAACCACATGCTCACGAAAAAATACCTGCTGTATTACACATAGATAAAACATGTAGAGTGCAGACGGTGAGTTTGACAGATAACAAAAATTTCTTCACTCTTATTGATTCATTCTATCAAATTACAAAGACACCTCTTCTATTCAACACGTCATTTAATTTGTCAGGTGAACCATTAGTAGAGACACCAGAGGATGCGATTCAAACTTTTGAGGATAGTGAAATAGACTATCTTTATTTTCCAGAGGTACAAAAACTCAGGGGAAAATGACTTTTCAATTACATGAATCTGGAAAAAAAATCTCCGCAAAATTTTCAGTTCTAGGGTTGAACCTGTCCAATAATGGATCTATTTGTATTATGAGAGATGGTAAGTTAGATTTTTACCTTGAGTCTGAAAGAATAACAAGAAAAAAAAGAGATTACGCTATAAGATCTCTTGTAAAGTATGTTGATGACGTAGATGCTATAGCCATATGTGATTCATACTGGATAAAAGATTCTAAAAAATTATTATCATCACTTGATCTAAGTATTTTTAAAAATAAATTTCCTGATGCTAAAATATATGATTACAGATCGCAACATCATAAGTGCCATGCTGCATCAGCATTTTTTAATTCTGGATATAAAGATGCCATTGCCATCGTCGTGGATGCAAATGGATCAATCACTGATGATGGCATAGAGATAGAATCTATATTTGACATTCCTTCATGGAAAGTCTTACATAAAAAATATTTTAGCCAAAATGATGTTGGAATAGGAAAAGAGTATCAACAAATTTGCGTGAATTATGGATTCCATGAGGAAGATGCAGGCAAGGTCATGGGATTAGCAGCTTATGGAAAACATGAAGCATACTATGTGCAACAGAAGTGGGAGAGAAGAGCACTTGAGTTATGTAAAATGTATGAGGGAAGAAATATTGTATTATCTGGTGGATGTTTTCTCAATTGTGTTGTAAATTATAAATTACAGAAAGAATTAGATGTGCGTATTCGTGTGATGCCCATAGCACATGATGGTGGCACATCAATAGGAGCTGCATACCTTGCCCAGACTGAACATACTGGACATTAGTACTACAATAGGTTGCAATCTTTCATGTAAGGGTTGCAATCATTTTAGTAATTATTTTGCACCTAGCAGTAAATTAGATACGGATGCATTGTTAGAGGACATAAAAATTATTTTACCGAGACTAGATATTGGTAGAGTGTCTGTCATAGGTGGTGAACCATTACTCAACCCACGTTGTAAGGAGATTGTAAATGCATGTAGATCATATACTAATTCTCCTGTCTATCTTTACACCAATGGTCTACTTCTCTTACAAAATGAAGAATGGATCAAAAAGGCATTAGAGGACGATAGAGTATTCTTACGAATTAGTATACACCTTAAGGAAGTGGAAGATATTATAATGAAATTCAATCATCCTAAGGTGTTATTGTCCGTACATCACGATGGTAGAGATAGATGGTTCAATTCCATAAAAAAAATTGAGGATAAAGTTTATCCATATAATCAAAATAATATTGAAAGGAGTTTCAGAGCATGCTCTTGTACTAATACTCAATTATATAATGGTAAGTTGTGGAAGTGTCCAAACACAGCATTCTTACGAGAGTTGTTGTCTGTTACAGAACAGAGCCATGATGAAGAATGGCAAGAATATATTGTAGAGGGTTTGCCTGTAAATTGCAGTGACGAAGAGTTGACATTGTTCTGTAAAAAAAGTATAATACCTGGTAAAGTATGTAACATGTGCACATGTAGACCTTTGCACTTTAGTGGTGCCTTACAGGAAAACACTAAACGCAAGGTTATCATCACAGAATAAATACTACACTCGCAATAACATATGCCAACATATCCACTCAAAAATTTGAAGACAGGGGAGACTAAAGAAGTCATCATGTCAATGAAAGATTATGATCAATTTAGAAAAGACAATCCTGACTGGGACAAAGATTGGTCTAAGGGATCAGGAGGTGTGGTAAGTGCCACAGGAGACGTTTATAGTAGAACTGATGGAGGATGGAACGAAGTGTTATCTAAAGTAGCACAAGTACCAGGATCAAAAGTCAAACCACAAAAAACTACACACTTCTAACATGCCACGTAAAAAGAAAATGTCTATCAGTGTTGGCACTGGTATGACTGCGAAGCAAATGAAGAGAAAGAAACCATATAATTCAGACATCATGATAGATGTCCAACCCATTACTCCTAATCAGAAACATGCTTTTGCATCATATAATGAGGGTAAAAACTTATTCTTATATGGTGCTGCAGGCACAGGTAAAACATTTATAACCTTATATCAAGCACTCAAGGAAGTTCTTGATCCTCTTACACCATTTCAAAAGGTTGTCTTGGTTAGATCACTGGTATCTACCAGAGAAATAGGTTTCTTACCTGGTGACCATGAGGACAAGTCAGCACTTTATCAGATACCATATAAGAATATGGTCAAATATATGTTTGAGTTGCCCACTGACAATGAATTTGAAATGTTGTGGGGTAATCTCAAAGCACAGGAGAGTGTGACCTTCTGGTCTACTTCATTCATAAGGGGAACAACACTTGATAATTCTATAGTTATTGTGGATGAATCACAAAACTTGAATTTTCATGAGTTAGATAGTATAATAACAAGAGTAGGTGAAGACACCAAGATAATGTTCTGTGGTGACATTGCACAAACTGATTTGGTAAGAACAAACGAGAAGAATGGTATCCTAGATTTTCAAAGGATCATCACTCGCATGCCTGAGTTCGATCTAATTGAATTCGGTCTTGATGATATCGTCAGGTCTGGTTTGGTCAAGAGTTACATCACCTCAAAATTAGAACTAGGTATGTAATGTACAATCATGTAGAATGTGACCTTCCTTCTTTGAGTAGGAAGACTATTGACGGAGTGAGATACTACAATGTGAATGATAGACCGATGGTGTCCATCACCTCGGTCACTTCTCATTTTAACAAACATATATTTATTGATTGGAGGAAAAGAGTAGGCAACGAAGAAGCAGATAGAATTACAAAGAGAGCAACCTCTAGAGGAACCAAGGTACACACTCTGATTGAGAATCATTTACTAAACAAAGATGTGGTATTGGATAACCCAAGCAGTAAGATGCTTTTTACTCAATCAAAAAAATTGTTACAAAATATAAATAATATTTACGCTTTAGAAAAAAGTTTATACAGTAACCAATTAGGTGTTGCTGGAACTGTTGATTGCATAGCAGAGTACAATGGTGAACTGTCAATCATTGACTTCAAAACTGCTGCGAAACCTAAACCAAGAGAGTGGATAGAGAATTATTTTGTACAAGCAGCAGCATATGCTTGTATGTTCTACGAAATTACAAACATACCTGTAAAGAAACTTGTTATTCTCATGACGTGTGAGAATGGAGAGGTGACGGTTTACGAAGAGTATGATAAAATGAAATATATGAGATTATTAGTCAAGTACATCGAAAAATTTGTGGAGGACAAATTAAATGGCAACCAAAACTAAAAATGAAATGAGAGCAGTTCTAAAGAACAAGTTCTTATGTCAAGATAAATTTACTAATGACATAGAAAATCTTGTTCAAAACAACCTTGACATGAATTACATAGAAGCAATTTGTCACTACTGTGAGCAAAATAGTATTGAGATAGAGTCTGTATCAAAACTCATAACAAAACCCATGAAAGAAAAACTAAGAGGTAATGCTATGAATCTTAATTATTTAAAGAGAACTTCAAGAGCGAAGTTTCTTACCATCTGAGGAGCAATCCATTGCCTACATTGACACCATTTGACACTTACAAAGAGTACCTTGCGTACAAAAATCACTTCACTAAAGAGAAGTATGACTACCAAAAATATGGAGGTAAGTCAAGAGCAAAAATAGATTCCTTTTATAAAAGAAAAGATAGATACTTCTTTGAAAAAATGTCAAGGAAATATAAAGATCCTGAGATCAAGAATTTTTTCCTTGCAAATTTTGTAGACACAGATAATCCACAAGGATTGTGGATAGGTAATATCATAAGATCTGGTGAGACAGTTTATAAAGAATGGCAAAAAAGAAATGAAAGTTTATTCTATCATTTCAAACAAAAGTCTGAAGAATTTCTTGATCAATATACATATGATGAATTTTTTGATGCAACAAATGGTCACCCACCCATACTCAAGGAACACTTAGCAGGCAACATAAGTGCGGAGGAGATGTGTGTTTACGAAAAACTCTTTGGGTATTGTAAGGACTATGACAGACAACTCAAGGATCCTGTATGGAAAGTTGTTGGTATGAAGATAAGGAAGTATATACCATTTCTAAATATTGACAAAGACAAGTATAGGCAGTATCTTATGAGTAAAATCAAGGAGAGACATGAGTAAGTTTTTTGAATCAGATCAGGTGAAGACTGAGATGGATGAGATTACATCTCTTCAGAAAGAATTGTATGATGTCATACTCAAGTTCCCTATGATGAGTAATGAAGCAAAGTCTGATCATATAGATACAGTCAAAGAATTACTTGAACGTCAGCAGATTATGTGGACAAGACTTTCACTATCAGAAGACAAAGAAGCGAAGAAGATGAAAGATTATATTGTATCTCATGCAAAAGAATTAGGTTTTGGTGACGCAGATATGGGAACTATATTCAGTAACATGAAACAAACTTTAGAACAAGTGCAAAAAAATCTTAAGTAATGTCTTATTTAGTACATCCTTTGCCTTTACAGCAGGTATTTGTAAAGAAAGAATTTTTATACGATCACCAAAAAGGTCATGGTGAATTGACACCAGGTTTATGGATTTCAGTCAGAAGCATACAATCAAAGGCATTATACTTTGAGACTCTACTAACTGATTATGGTGCATTGTTTGACAAATTACCCATCAGTGCATTTGTATGGAAGGAGGATTTTGATAAAGATAATCAACTCCCATTAGATGTGTTGCAATTATGGGATTGTTTTGATTATAATATTACTGTAATTCAAAAACCTATGTTAGGTAGGTGTCAGTTTTTTGGTAAGGATAGAAAGATGCATCCTGGCGAGTATGAATTTACAATAGACACTGCACATCCTGATAGGTCTGTGCTTGATGTAAATTTTTCTGAGCATGATCCAGAACATAAGACATTCAATGTCATTGCATTAGACAATGGTCAGTTTGCAGCTCAACCAAACAATAGAACCATATTCTTTGATAATAGTTTGGTCAACAATGATAACCTAAAGACACCAGACTTTAAGGTATGCACTCAAAATTATGCAGTTGAGACTGAACCTAAATGGTGGTCTGTAGGTCACACAGATGAGTGGGCATACAAAACCAAAGATGAAGAGAGTGACAACGAAGTTGACAACGCATAAATAGTAGTTTATACTATACTTGCGTATGCAAGGTGTTAATCCACCAATCTATTCAATACGACGAATACTACGAGTCAAATTCATGACATTTGCAAATCTAAAAAAACAATCTCGC